TATGGATGATGATTCAGACAACAACAGAAAGATGATGGGAATGTCTGAAGAAAAAAAATCTAAGGATAGTCCATTTGCAATATGCACAGCACAATTAGGGAAAGAGTTCGGTACAAGAGAAAGACATCTTTGGAATGCTAAGCAAAAAAACAAGTACGATAGATGTGTTAAAGATGTAGAAAAATCTTTGAAGGAAGGTAAAAATCCTGTATCTTTATTCCTTGAAAACGAAATTATGAAAATAGTAGAAAAGAATTTACCCCCAAGAATCACAAAAGGTGATTTGTTAAAATATCTATCAGAAGCGGGTCCTGCAACGGCTCCGACAAAACCATCACCAGGAACTAAACCAGGAGTTAAACCTGGCAAACCTGACCAAAGACCAAGACCTAAACATCCTGGTAAAAATCCAAATCCTGGTGAAAACCCTGCACCCAAAGCTAAAAAGGTTTCACCTGAAGTTGCAAAAGATGAAGTAATGGATTTAATCATGAACTTATTAGAAAAATAAAATGGCAAAGAAGATACAAGAACAAATTAATTACGGGGACAGACCTGAAAGAATGGACCCTAGTTTGGAAAGAAAATTAGGTGACCCACAAGGACTATATGCTCAAAACCCTTCAATGAAAAAGGGTACTATGGATGTACAAAGACTAGTTAGTTCACGTTTTGGAAAAGTTGCCGATAAGTTAAAACAAGTTACGGGTAATAGAAATATTGGTTCGAGACAGGTTCAACAAATGATTTATGGGGAAATGATGAGTCGTTTACCAAACATCATGAGAATTGAGAGTAATCATAGAGATGAGCTCGAACAGTTGGCTGTTGAGGCTTCTTTAGATGAAACTGAAATCCCTCAAGATTGGTTTAAAATTGAACCATATTTGAATAGAGCACCGATTGATGTTTCAAACTTCAGATATACACCCGATGAAGATGAGGATGAAGAGGAAGATGAGAAAGAACCAAAACTTAAAATGCCTTCTTTTGATATTGAAGACCTAACTGACGAAGAAATTTTAGAGTTAGAAAAACATAAAAGAAATATCATAAATGCGATTATTCAGGGAGCAGCAAAAAAAGGTCATTACCTTTTCCAAAAACCTGAAGTAAAAGCAAGACTTGATGCAATAGACCCATCACTTTATAGAGATTATTTGGGCATCATGGCGATAAATGATTTCATGTATTTCACCATGGAACAAATGATTGAAATGATGAGTCAGACTGGTCAAGGTGTTGCGGGTAAAGTTGAGTTGGATGATAACGATGATGAGGGTGAAGAAGGAGAAGAAGGAGGAGAAGAAAAACCAGATACTGTAATCAGAGCTTTTGGTGCAATTTTTCCAATTTTATGCCACGAAATAATCAAAGGTGTTGAAGAGGCTAAAGGTAGATATGGTCTACCTGAAGACCCTGAAATGAGACAAAAAGTTCAAGGACAAGTTGACCTTTTATCGAATGAACCAATGCAATTAAGAATAGGTCCAGAGATTGTCGAAAAGATAAGATTTGCATTACCTGACGAGATGTTCGAAGACGAAAACAAGGGTCTGATAAATTGGTTTCACATTCAGTTATACCAAATACCTGCAGAAGAATTTTTGGAGATTATTGGAAATGCAATTTCCGAAGACCAATCAAAAGTCAAAAAAGCGACCCAAAGATTTGATGAAATTATGAAGGAAGCACAAGAACTCAAAAGAGAGTATGATGACTACAAGGAAGAAAGTGGTTCAGACTCTGATGATGAGGACGATGATGACGATATCGATAATTTCTTAGGTAGTTTAGGTATATCGAGACCTAAATAATTCCAATAGGTGACTAAAGAACAATTAATTATAGAAGTTACTAAGTGCATGAGGAGTACTCCTTATGCACTTAAAACTTATTTACAAACGTACGACAACACGGTACAAAAGTACGTTCCATTAGATTTATTTCCCGACCAAGTTTCATTGATAGAAGACTATGATAACTTCAATGAAAATATTGCACTGAAATATAGACAAGCTGGTGTATCTACAGTAACCGCGGCTTGGGCATCCAAGAGATTAGTTTTTGCCAAGAAGAACAAACCCGAAAAAATTCTGATTATTGCCAACAAATTGGACACTTCAGTTGAAATGGCCAATAAAGTTAGAAACTTCACTGAACAATGGCCCTCATGGGTTGGTGTAGGGTTTTCACAAGAAAAAAATTCACAAAGACATTTTAAACTTACAAATGATTGTGAGGTTAAATCCGTTGCAACATCTAAGGATGCTCTTCGTGGATATACCCCAACCATACTTATTTTTGATGAAGCTGCCTTCATTGAGGCGGACAATGATTTTTGGTCCGCTTGTATGGCCTCACTTTCTACAGGTGGTAAAGTAATTGTAATCTCAACTCCTAACGGTTATGACCCAATTTACTACGACATATACGACCAAGCCTTAAGAAACATGAATGAGTTCAAAATCTCTGAAATGTTTTGGTATCGTGACCCACGTTATACTCGTGATTTGTATATGGTTAAAACAAATGACTTGGTACATTTTCTTTTGAATAGAGAAGATTATCCGAGTGATACTGTTGTGGATTTGTCCGTTGATAATCCATATGATAGAAACCATACAACTACAACAGAATATATTGAGAAAGGATACAAACCGTGTTCTGCTTGGTTTGAGGGTATGGTTAAAAAACTCAAATTCGATAGAAGGAAAGTTGCTCAGGAATTGGAATGTAATTTCTTAGGTTCGGGTGATAACGTATTCGAATCTGAGTTAATGCAAAACATTGCAAAGAATATGTTGAGAGAACCATCGGCAAAACTCATGGGAGGTTCTCTTTGGATTTTTAAAGAGCCAGTAAATGGTCACAAATATGTGATGGGAGTCGACGTATCTCGTGGAGATTCTGAAGACTTTTCATCTATTCAGATTATTGACTTTGATGAAAGAGAACAGGTTTTAGAATATGTTGGGAAAGTTCCACCTGATGTAATTGCAGAAATTGCGTATAAGTGGGGGACAATGTATAACGCTTACTGTGTTGTCGATATTACAGGTGGTATGGGAGTTTCAACTGCAAGAAAATTACAAGAACTATCTTATGGTGGTGGGTTATATGTTGATAACGTAGACACTTCTAACAAATGGAAGTGGGACCCCAAGATAAATGATAAAATACCTGGAATTAATTTTAATAGTAAAAGAGTTCAAATTATTGCCGCGTTAGAAGAAGCGGTAAGACACGACTTCAAAATTTATTCGAATAGATTATACAATGAAATGAATACTTTCATTTACGTCAATGGTAGACCAGACCACCAAAAAAATCACCATGACGACTGTATTATGGGTATTTCTATGGCGATTTATGTTGCTGAAAAATCTTTTCAATCTTTAACTAAAGTTACAAATCATACAAAGGCTATGTTGAACTCTTGGTCAACAGCTGTTAATGAAAATAAAAACGCCTCAGAATTTTTTAATCCCATGATTCCTCAGATGGGAAGACAAAATCCAAATTCACAAGGTCCGACCAAAAAGGATTACCAAACATATGGGTGGTTATTTGGTGCCAAATAACTATTTATATTATCAAGGTAAGAAGTAAAATTGTAATATGGCGCAACAGAATTTAACAGTTTGGCAGAGGTTATCACAGACATTTGGTCCGAATTCATTACTCAATCAAGATTATCCAACATTTAAGTTTGATAAGAAGGAACTATTACGTACTAAAAGTAGAGAAGAGTATGAGATGGAGAAGTTGCAGGCGCAACAAACATACTATCTTACGAATCAATGGGCAAAGGTTGAAAACAATCTATACTCTCAAGCAATTTATTATGAGCCAACACGTCTATCAGCCCAATACGATTATGAATCGATGGAATATACACCTGAGATTTCAGCAGCTTTAGACATATATGCCGAAGAATCCACAACTACAAACGAAGATGGATTTATCCTACAAATTTATTCTGAATCCAAAAGGATAAAAGGGGTCCTTGCAGATTTATTCAATAATAACCTTGATATCAATACCAACTTACCAATGTGGACAAGAAATGCATGTAAGTATGGTGATAACTTTGTTTACCTAAAATTGGACCCTGAAAGGGGTGTTGTTGGTTGCCAACAGTTACCTACAATTGAAATTGAAAGACATGAGGTTGGTGTAAGTGCTAAGATATCTGTTGATATAACACAAGAATTAGATAAAGACAAAAAGGCATTACACTTCACTTGGAAGAATAAAAACATGGAATTCCAGTCATGGGAAATTGCTCACTTTAGATTATTGGGTGATGATAGAAAACTTCCTTATGGAACATCTATGTTAGAAAAAGCCAGAAGAATTTGGAAACAACTATTATTATCTGAAGATGCAATGATGATTTATCGTACATCAAGAGCACCTGAAAGAAGAATGTTCAAAGTATTCGTTGGAAATATGAATGACGATGATGTTGAAGCATATGTACAACGTGTTGCCAACAAATTCAAAAGAGAACAAGTAGTAGATAGTAAGACGGGTAATGTGGATATGAGATTTAATCAAATGGCAGTTGACCAAGATTATTTCATTCCTGTACGTGACCCTGCAGCTCCAGACCCAATTACAACATTACCAGGAGCGACTAACCTATCAGAAATTGCCGATATTGAATATATTCAGAAGAAATTATTAACTGCTCTTCGTGTACCCAAAGCTTTCTTAGGTTTTGAGGAAGTTGTTGGTGATGGTAAGAATCTTTCATTACAAGACATCCGTTTTGCAAGAACCATCAATAGAATACAGAAAAGTATGTTGGCAGAACTTAATAAAATTGCCATCGTACATCTTTTCTTATTAGGATTTGAAGATGAACTTTCCAATTTTACATTAGGATTAACTAATCCATCTACTCAAGCGGATTTATTAAAAATTGACGTTTGGAAGGAAAAAGTTTTATTATATAAAGATTTAGTTGCGGACCCAGGAAATGGTATTCAGGCAACTTCATCCACTTGGGCTAAAAAACATATTTTTGGTTGGTCTGACGAAGAAGTTCGTTTGGATTTACAACAACAAAGAATTGAAAGAGCCGTTGGTGAAGAATTGAAAGCGACACCAACCGTTATCAGTAAGACAGGTTTATTTGATAACATCGACAAACTCTACGGCAGTACCACAGGTTCAACACCAGCAGCGGGAGCAGCAACAACACCTGATGGTGGTGAAGAGTTAGGTGGAGCAGCATTAGCACCACCTCCACCTGGGGGTGAAGCATTACCGCCACCTCCACCTGGAGGTGAAGAAGCACCTGCGGAAGTAACACCAGAATCTACAAAAAAAGACATGAATATTTTGTTAGAAAATAACATGTTTGAAAGGTCAAAAATGATTGATTTAGGTACTGCACAACAATCTTTGGGAGAAATTGAAAAAGAACTTGAAAAGTTGTTAAACTCATAATATTTATAGGATAAATAAATAAAAATGACTTTCGGCCAAATCAAATCCCTCATCGAAAAAAACCTGCTTGAATCTTATAACAACGAAGCTGCGTTTAAGAAAAGTTTACGCGAGTTCAAACACAATGTTTTGAACAATAAATCAATTTCAAAAGTTTATAGCCTTTACGACCAATTGAGTACACCTCAAGGACTCAGTGAATCAGATGCCAAAGAATTTATAGAAGAAGGAGTTAACCTACTTCAAAGAATTTTGCCTACAATCAAATTGCCGAAGTCATTAGAAGAACAAGTTGAAAATAATTACAAACACATAGATACTTTGGTTTATACCAAAAATGTTAGTATTAAAGAAAGAGTTGTTGCTAAGAAAAATATTGAAGCAATTTTAAAAACGAATAAAGGGGCTATCAAGGAATCAATCAATATTCCTGTGTCTTCTATGGTAAAAATTGCCAATCAAACACTCAGAAATTATATTGAAACTATGGATGAAAATTCTAAAAAAGAATTTTTCCAAATTGTTTCTGAAGATAATAAAAACTTGGAAAATAAATTCGAGGAATTGAAGACAAGTGCTATCACCAAATTACAATCTATTTTGGAGAACGAGAGTGAAAATGATGTAAAAACAAAAATTAACGAAACTATCGACAAACTAAAAGATGAAAAATTCGACCAATTGAATTTTCTTAAGTTAAAAAACTTAGAAAGTTCTCTTTAAGAATTTTTAACTTTGTTTGTATAGATAGCTTTCAATAGACCCTTTCTTTTTGTTACAGAGGGTTTTACGTATTCTTTCCTATTAAGTAATTCTTGATTTTGTTTTGTCTTAATAACTTTGGATTTCAAAGTCTTTAAGGCTTTTTCAAGATTATCACTACTTTTGATGTTGATTATTAGCATATATAACAAATATCTCTAATTTACGAGAAAATTTTGACTATGAGTTTTATATGTAGTATTTTTTTAAAAAATAAACTACACAACATGAAAATTAATGAAGAAGGGTAAAAGTGTAAAGTTAAAGCTATTCACTCCAATCAAATCTAGTTACGGGACCGTAGATTCCAAAAATTTAAAATCACTATACATAAACATACAATCTTGGGTTACTCCCAAATACGAAACAGACAATTGGAATAGAGTTGTCGGTATATTAACTAGAGAAATTAAACATTCGGTATTTGGGTCTATAAATACAGAATTTTTTAGAGAACAAAGTATTGTGGATTTAGACTTAAGAACGAGTGGTATTTCTACAGGAAAAAAATCATTTTTCAACTTGGAAGTAAATTTATATGTGAAATCACAATTAGATTTTAAATCTAAAGAAGTTAAAGAATCTGTTAAAAACGTCGTTAAATCAATTTTTAGAGATAACATTTCAAACAACAAATACTTCGATTTTTCACTCACTAAGAAGACTGAAGTCAATAAACTTGACTAACCAATATATTTATCTAAAAAAGCTTAATGAAAAATTTAAGAATATTAGAAGCAAACGAACTCGGTCATGGAATTTTAATTGAAATGGATGCGGGTTTTATTTCTCCGAAAGACGAAAAAAATATAAAAGTTTTACAGGAAGCTGCAAATTTAGACCATAGAAATCCATTTGAATTCTATGCTGTATTGCAGAAATATGATACCCCGA